TAGAGCAATCTTTGATTGACATTGCTGGTTTCGTAGACGAGAGAGGATTAAAAATTGCTCTTTCTGGTAGAAAAATGATAATTCCAAAAGAATTACAATTTACTGCTGAAAGAATTATGAAATCACCTCTAAGAAGCGGTACTGCAGACAATGACATCAATGCTTTAAGACAAATGAACATGGTTCCAGAAGGATACAGAATCAATCACTTCTTAACAGATACTGATTCTTTCTTCCTTTTAACTGATGCTCCAAATGGTCTTAAGCATTTTGTTAGAAGTCCAATCAAAACAGCTATGGAAGGTGACTTCGATACTGGTAACGTAAGATTTAAAGCTAGAGAAAGATATTCTTTCGGGTTCTCTGACCCAAGAACTATCTTTGGTAACGGTAACTTACCAACTAGTTAATCTTTGTTAGGTTAATGACTAAAGGGCGGTCTTTATGACCGCCCTTTTTTTATGTATAATAGAATCACTGAATATAACTTTTTGATGTAGACCGAATTCAGCGGACGGCCTAGAGACTACATTAAAATAACTAGGAGAATAAATTATGGCTAATACTACTTTTACAGGTCCAGTGACTTCCCTTCAGGGTTTCATTGGTGGTGCTAACGTAAATGCTTCTGACACTCAACAAGGTGGCTCAGTTGCATGGTCAGTATCAAATGACACAACTTTAACAATCGCTACAGGTACAAGAGCTGGCGAAACTTTATTAGCAACTGCTAATGAAGGTGTTATGGTTTACACATCTAACGGTGCTACAGGTAATTCTGTATATGCATTTTCAGATGGTACAAATTGGTTAAGAATGGATACGAGAGCAGCAGTAGCAGCATCGTAATAATAAATTAGTGGCTCCTTCGGGAGCCACAACTAAGGAGTAAACATGAGTTATAAATCAGACATACAAGCAACTAGATCTACTGCAGCTGCAGGTGCAGCAGCAATTATTTCAGGTCCTATTAGAGTAAAAGGGATTTCAGTTGCTTCTGATGCTGGTGGCGCAGGAGTTTTAGAATTAACTACAACATCAAATGCAGGAACTACACTTTTAACTGTAGATGTTCCATCAGGAGATGTTTACACATTAAATATCCCTGAAGATGGAATTTTATTTCCTCAAGGAGTATTTTGTAAAACTAAAACTAATGTAGCAGCATATACATTATTTACTGATATATATGATGCGCCTAGACTAACAGGTCAGAATGGCTAGAATTGGTTGTCAAATTAAAGGAACTGGTAAAGCTGTCGCAAAAGCTTCTTTTGGCGGAGTGGCAGCTATTACCGATGCTATTGGTACAGCAGTTCCTGCAAGTACACTTACGACAGGATTAAAAACACAAGCTAGATCACAAGCTGAGAAAAAAGAAACTGAAAAAGAAACATCTAAAATGAAAAAAGGTGGTATGCCTACACGTAGAAAAAGTGCAGGATATTACAGACCTACAAAATCTGGTGCAGGTATGACAGCAAAAGGCGTAGCTGCATATAGAAGAGCAAATCCAGGTTCTAAATTAAAAACAGCAGTTACAGGTAAAGTTAAAAAAGGATCTAAAGCTGCAAAAAGAAGAAAAAGTTATTGCGCGAGATCTCTTGGTCAGTTAAAAAGAGCTAGTGCAAAAACAAGAAATGATCCAAACTCAAGAATTAGACAAGCAAGAAGAAGATGGAAATGCTAAGTGTCTTATTTAAATGCAAGCATACCTCCAATATATTGTAAAATACGTACGGAATATTTGTACGACATGGATAAGTCTCGAAAAGGCGAAAGAGATTGTGTTATTTTTGGAATTACTTCTATTACGGGACGTTCCATCCTTTTTAACATCATGTTATCGAACGGTGCGTGCTATTGGCGTTTGCCTATCTCAGCGTTCTTCCAAAAACATTTTTCTAGAAATCAAGTGCCCGATATGTCGTTATCAGAGTTACAGTTGTGGAACTGTTTTAGTTATTATCCTAGTGTGCATCGGTTTGATTGGCTGGATGGTGTAGATGGTAAGTTTAGGGGAAAGGATAAAAAGTTTTATCCTGGCACCTATCTTTTTACTGTTGACTGGGGTCATCCTGAGTCCAATATTCTTAATACTGAACATTCTGAAATTCCTCAAGAACATAAGTGTGCGCATATATTGGCTCTTGATAACGGCAATTATGCAGCTCAGCCTAATAATCGCATTCTGTGGCACATTAATAGCTATACAGTTGATAACGATTGGCCAGACTTTAAAGTCCAAAATACGGTCTGGGATTGCGAAGACTCGGATTGGGTGACTGAAGATACAGATAATATGTTCTATGGTATAGAAAAGAAGTAGCGCCTCATCTATAATATATCTTGGGGAAAAACTATAAATGAGGCTTATTACATTAATAGCAGTAGTAATATTTTTTGCAACAAAAGGATTTGCTGATGTTGAACAAAATAATGTATCTGGGGGAAATACTTCGATACAGGGCGGCTATACGGCGTCTACAACTTATGAATCTGGCTCTTCTTCTTCTAGTACTACTACTAACAACTCTACTAGCAATATTCGGTCTGCCCCAAATACTGCAACTGCTCCTGGATTAGCCCCATCGGGTATTGATGTTTGTTCGGTATCAGCTTCTGCTGGTGTTCAAACATTCGGTATTGGTATTTCAGGTGGTAAGTCTTTTAGAGATGAAAATTGTGAAAGAATTAAACTTGCAAGAGAACTGAAAGCAAACGGTATGTCTGTGGCAAGTGTGGCATTATTATGTCAGGACCCAAGAGTTTTTGAAGCTATGATTCATGCAGGAACGCCATGTCCTTACAACGGTAAGATTGGTAAAGAAGCATCTGCAGCTTGGACTAAATATAATAAACTTAGACCTGACTACGATCAGTATGTAAAAGATTTAAAAGTCATAAAGGAAGTTGATGATGAAAAAATTATTATTGAGCCTATTTCTAATAGCGAATCTAAGTAATGCGTCTGAAATCACTACACCAAACCTCGTGGACCAAAATTTTAATAATGGCGGTTGGAGTGGCACTGCCGATGGGCGTCATGGGTCTGGTACTATTGCATCTGAGCATAACACATATATTCAATCAAATCCCGTAGCAGTTAATAATCATTTAACAAAAGACCAAATTAATTTTGGTTTTTCTGTTAATGCTAGTGAAGAAATCTGGCATTGGAATAATTATGACTCTACCGTACAGCGTACCATACGTGCAACAATATCAAATTCTACAGAAATTATTTCTCAAACTCGTACAATAAATTCTTCTGGTTGTGGCTCCATTAACTGTGGAGGTTATATATCTTATAGTGATACCATGATTGTTGGAGCAAATAGCGTAGATAATTATAATCTTGATTTACGATATGACTTTACTGATACATCTTTAAGAACAAACAATCACTATGGTGTAGATTTAAAAGAACCTGTCTTATCAGTAACTTATACAGAAAATCCAGTCATTTTAGAAACTTCCATAGTAGAAAATTTATCAACCTTTGATAATTTTTTATTAGAAGACATACGAACTTTAGATTTAAAGGAGGATTTTAAAGTTGAAGAAAAGTTTAAGATGGAAGAACCAAAGTTTACCTATGAAGAACCAACATTTAAAGCGCCAGAAAAATTTGAAACATATGAATCGCCACAATTAAAAGAAGAAGCAAGTACAGAAGTATTTCAAGAAACCAGCTCATTTATAAAGGAAAAGGAGAAGGGATCACCTCAGGAACAAGCTCCTCGTTTTGTTGAGGAAGGTCCTCGGGAACCACAAAACGTGGAGGAGGAACCATCATCATTACGGGCTGAACAGAAATCGAACGAGGAAGCAAGTACAAAGACAGAAACGCAGACAGAAAAAGAACAAACAACAGAAGCTGTAACTTACAACAAAGGCAACGTTTCAGGTGAGAAAAGATCTGTTTCATTAGTTAAGAGTATGGAGAAGATAGATGCACAAGTCAAGGATATTGGTAAAAACCTACAACTCAAGAACCTTGTTAAACTTAAAATAATGAGTAATAACGACGTTTTACAACTATATGCGAATATACAATTTTATAAACCAAAAGATATTTACAAAGATCAAGCTGATATTAGAGATAATAGAATATTATATGCTAATTCTACCCTCATTTCTTATACACAAAACGACCCTATCTTTACAAAAGAGCAAGAACTGTTTAACATTAAAGTTCAAAAAGAAAAATTATTGGAAGAAATAGAGATATTAAAAAAATGATTGGTAAATGCCAAGAGTGTGGAAAAGATTTTGAAAAGGAACAAGATCAAGTAAAACCATTTTGCAGTGATGATTGTAGACAAGAAGCTTTAGCTAAATTAGAATCAAGTATAGATGAATGCCTGAGTTGTCAATAAATGAAGGATCTTTTCAAGAGTACGATTATAATATAGAATACGAGGAGAAATGGAAAAAATTAAAAATCAATTGGCAGGAATTGCAGCCTTGGTTGGAGTTTTGGGCGCAATAGGTGCAGGATTCGTAACTTATGGAGAAATGCAAGAAAAATTAAATTCTCTTGCAGGCTTAGATTTAAATCCATTACTCAAAGAAGTAGCGTCTCAAAATGTTAAAATAGAAAAACAAAATAATAAAATCGCTGTATTAGAAAAAACAATACAGGTATTAGAACTTAATATCAAAGAATTAAAATTATCAGGAAAGAATCCATTAGCAAACTAATTTCTAAGAATAGATTATGAAACTCACTACAAACTTTTCTTTGGCAGAAATGACAGCGAGCCAAACGGCAGCTCGCAAAGGAATTCCAAATAATCCAACACCAGGTCAAATCGAAAATTTAAGAAAACTTTGTGAGTCTATCTTACAACCGATTCGTAATCATTACGATGCACCAGTTATCATATCATCAGGTTTTAGATCACCTGAGTTATGTGTTTTAATTGGTAGCTCAATTGATTCACAACACGCAAAAGGTCAGGCCGCAGATCTACAAGTTTCTGGTGTTGATAATGAAGCACTTGCAACATGGATTAAAAATAACCTTGATTTCGACCAGCTAATTCTCGAGTTCTACAAAAAAGAAGAAGGACCTCATAGCGGGTGGATCCATGTGTCTTACGAGGGCAAGGGCAATCGTAAGCAAAGTTTACAAGCAACGAGATCAGAAAAAACAGGAAAGACGGTTTATTCACCATGGTAATCGGAAGATCACAAATGACCAAACAAGTAGAAGGACAACTAAGAGGAGCTAGAGATGAGAAAAAAAGATCCAAAAACAGGAACAGGAAAAAAACCAAAAGGATCGGGCAGAAGACTTTATACAGACGAAAATCCTAGAGATACTGTAAGTATTAAATTTGCAACTGAAAAGGATGCAAGAGATACTGTAAGAAAAGTCAAAAATGTTTCAAAACCTTTTGCTAGAAAAATACAAATATTAACAGTTATGGAACAACGTGCTAAAGTAATGGGAAAAAACAAGGTAGCGCAAATTGCAAAAAAAGGAAAAGAATCCATACGCAAAAGTCGTAAGGTCTAGAAAATACCGACCACAAGTGATACAATCAAAAAAGTTATATAACAGAAAGAAGCTTAAAGATGACAAAACTATGTCCTAGAGGCAAAGCGGCCGCTAAAAGAAAATTTAAGGTTTATCCCTCAGCATATGCGAACGCATATGCCTCAAGAATATGTGCAGGAAAAATAAAAGATCCTTCAGGTGTAAAAAGAAAAGATTTTAAAGGACCAAAACCAGCAGGTAAAAAATTAGGTGGAGAAGCAAAAACAAAAATTAAAAAATTAATAGGTGGTCTGAAAAAAGCATCTAAGACACATGCTGGTCAAGCTAAAACATTAAAAACTTTAACAGCAAATGTTGGGAAAGCTATTAATAAATTTGAGGGAGCTAAACTAGCTGGTAAGAAAAAAGGTGGTTACATTGGTTCTCATATAAAATCTAATTTAGCAGGTGAGCCAGTTTCTAATAAATCATATGAGGATTATTATAAAGGCATGATCTAATGGCTAAGAGTGGACTAAAAAAATGGTTTAGCCAAAAATGGGTAGATATAGGATCTAAGAAAAAAGATGGATCTTTTGCAAAATGCGGAAGATCAAAGCAAAAGGCAGATGCTAAGAGAAAATATCCAAAATGTGTACCTGCAGCAAAAGCTGCATCCATGTCAAAGGGACAAATACGTTCTGCTGTTGCAAGAAAAAGAGCAGCAGGTAATCCTGGAGGCAAACCAACTAATGTTAAAACAATTATTAAAAAAAGAACTGGTGGTTCTATTACACAAGGCACATGTTGGGATGGATATAAACAAGTTGGTATGAAGAAAAAAGGAAAAAAAATGGTTCCTAATTGTGTAAAAGCATCAAAAGGTAAATACATTGGTTCACATATAAAATCTGATTTAGCAGGAAAACCAGTTTCAAACAAATCTTATGAAGATTATTACAAAGGAATGATTTAATGGCAACTTCAGGCACTACATCTTTTGATTTAAGTATTGATGAAATTATTGATGAAGCTTACAATAGAGTAGGTATCAGACCAAACTCTGGTAACGACATGAGAAGAGCAAGAAGAAATTTAAATTTACTGTTTGCTGAATGGGGAAACCGCGGTATCCATATGTGGAAAGTGGAACTTGATGAAGTGCAGTTGGTAGCCGGACAAGCTGAGTATACTGTAAATTCAGATGTAAGTGATGTCTTAGAAGCCTTCATATCTACAACTGGAAGCGCATCTGATAGTGCTTCAACTCAAGACATTTCAATAACCAAAATTGATAGATCTGCTTATGCAGCATTACCTAATAAACTCGCTACAGGTCAGCCATCTCAATATTATGTTGATCGTGTAACAACTCCAAAAATTTATTTGTATCAAGCACCAGACGCTTCAACTTACACTTTTTTAAAATTTTATGTAATTAAAAGAATTGAAGATGCGGGAGCATACACTAATGAAGCTGATGTTGTTTACAGATTT